AGAGGAAGAGATCGCTAAACGTAACGACGCACTGGTGTGGGCGGTATGCCAAGCATCCTACGAGGCGGAAGATCGTCAATTTATTGACTTCTCAATGATGGACAACTCTCGTACTGGTAAGGCAGGTGAGGCTGACATCATCATGGGTATTGCCAAGACAGGCGGCAGTGACATTGAAAACACGCTGCGTGTGTTGTGCGTATCCAAGAACAAGCTGAACGGATGGCACGGGCCTATCAATATGCATATCGATGTCCACAAGGGGATATACTACTGATGAATGTTCTTACGTTTGACGTTGAGACAACACACGTCGAGAAAAAAGGTGGTGGCTACACACCGCTACCCTACTTCGGCAATCGTCTAGTCTCTATAGGTTACAAGTGGCTGGGTAGTAGGGTAGACTATGACTGCTACTATCATTTAACTGAGCCAAAAACCCCCGCTGCTGCGGAAGGATTTCAACTGGCACTGAATCACGCTGATTTACTGATAGGCCACAACATCAAGTTTGATTTAACATGGGCAAGGGAGTGCGGTTTTGTTTATGATGGTAAAGTCTATGATACGATGGTGGGCGAATATATACTTGCCAAAGCGCAGCGTTGGCCTCTTGGACTTGCTGCTCTTGCAGAAAAGTATGACGTCACCAAAAAGGAGAAAGACCTTGTTACGCCATATCTTGAGAAGGGCTACACGTTCTACGACATACCGTGGGACATCGTACGAGAATATGGAATAGCAGATGTTAAGGCTACAGAAGAGATAGCCCTAAAACAGTTAGAAGCCTTTGGCACAACTTTCGAGGAGATTTGCAGTGAGCCTGTTAGAGACACTGAAGCTGTCGTTTGAAATGACAGACGTCCTGTCCCGCATCGAACGGAACGGACTACGAATAAACTTAGACACCCTAGAAGAGATTGAGGATCAGTACCGTCAAGAACTACTGATCTTAGAGGGCGAACTGCAAAGCATGGCGCAGGAAGCTATGGGCGACACACCTGTCAGCCTGACCAGTCCCGATGACAGGTCGAAGCTTCTCTATTCTCGCAAAGTAAAAGACAAGAGTGTGTGGGGGCGTCTGTTTAACTTGGGCATGGAGCGTCGGGGTGCGACTATGAAACCCAAGCAGAGACCCCGCATGTCCGGCAAAGAGTTTAGGACTAACGTGTCGATGAACACAGAGGTCATATACAAAACCGAAGCAGAGAGGTGTGCAGGATGTTCGGGGAGTGGACGCATTCGTCTTACTCGTAAGGACGGCACTCCCAGCAAGGCACTGCGTATTTGTAAGGCGTGTGGTGGTGAGGGCGTGATCTACAAGCCAACCAGTGAGGTGGCCGGATTTAAGATTATCCCACGGAATGTGCGTGATGTTGCGTCCGCTGGCTTCCGCACCGACAAGGAAACACTAGAAGAAATGTCGAGCAGCCTGTCAGGTGACGCGCGACTGTTTGCTGAGAAGTACATAAGATACAATGCTTTACGCACCTACCTTAACACTTTTGTAGAGGGTATGAAAAACAATGTTGATGACCACGGCTTCATCCATCCGGAGTTCATGCAGTGTGTTACGGCGACGGGTCGCCTTTCGTCTCGCAATCCGAATTTCCAAAATATGCCACGCGGCAACACTTTCGAAATCCGCAAGGTGGTCGAGAGTCGTTTTGAGGGTGGACAAATTATTGAGGGAGACTACTCGCAACTCGAATTCAGAGTAGCAGGATTTTTAGCCCACGATGAACAAGCCTATGCTGACGTCAGGGACGGCACAGACGTACACAATTACACTGCGTCGATCATTGGCTGTTCACGACAAGAGGCCAAGGCACACACCTTCAAACCTCTTTACGGCGGCACCACCGGAACACCGGATCAACAAAACTACTACCGTGCGTTCAAGGAGAAGTACGAACAGGTCACAGAGTGGCACGAGGACTTGCAGAGAGAGGCAGTCGAGAAGAGGGTCATTACCCTACCTTCGGGACGACAGTACGCATTCCCTGACGCGCGTTGGACGAAATACGGTACAGCTACGCATAGGACGTCGATCTGTAACTATCCGGTGCAGGGGTTTGCCACTGCAGACCTATTGCCTATTGCACTAGTCTCTCTAGAAAAGTCTGTGCGGGACTCCGGTATCAAGAGTGTCATATGTAATACAGTACACGATTCGATTGTTATGGATGCTCATCCGGACGAAATTGACATCTGTGTAGACTTAATGAAGCATGCCATGCTGTCTCTTCCCTTTGAAACAATGAGAAGATATGGCATCAGCTATGACATGCCTGTGGGAATAGAAATAAAAGCAGGCAAAAACTGGCTTGACTTAGATGTTGTATATGGATAAGATCAATCTACCACCCCTCATGAAAAGGAGTTTAGGAACATGACTGGGACACAACTTATGGAAACACTAGATGACTTCGGCGCTATGGCCAAAGCTTTCCGGAACGACGAAGTAGAGTCGCTGATGGAAATGACCGGGCAGGGTGCTGTTCAAGAACGTGTCGGGCTTCCCCGACTGAATATCAACTATGACACAGAGACAGATGATGGTCGGTCTCTTGTTCGTGGAACGTGGAAGATATTTTACGGTGGTCAGATGATTTACGCAGATAATGTCATCGTGCGTCCACTTCTTCGTACTTTTGAGTATAGTCTGTGGGATGCAGAGATGAATGATGGCAGGGGCGGCTTTTCCTCTAAGTCTGTTCAGAAGACCTCGTTTGGCGGTCAATTCCCCGATAGCGCGGGTGGCAACAAGTGTGGTCGCTTGACTCGTGACGAGGAAAACGGGCTAGACAAAGACGATCCTGTGTACATCAACTCTCGCGCTGTGGTGTGCAATCAAGTAATTTATGGTCGTATCACTGGTGAGTTTAAGAACGCTGATGGTGACGTCTTCAATCTTGAGGGGGAACCTATGATTGCCTACTTCAAGCGTTCGGGCTTCAAGCCTATCTCTGACTTTATCGATGGGCTTACTAAGAAAAATAAGCTTATGGCGCAAGTAGAGATGAAGCTTTCGACTATGAAAAATAAAAAGGGAAGTGTTACTTACTGGACGCCTGTCGCACAGATGGGTGAAACAGTGAGCATATCTGACAGTGACAAAGACTTATTCAGCCTCTTTGCTGATACAGTCAAGGGTCACAACGAATCGGTTATGGACGAGCATCGTCAAGCAGTGAAGGAAATGGTGTCTGACAGTGACGTCGATCTTGCTGCGGAGTTTGGTAGTGCTGACGCTGCTTAACATCCAAGACTTTATGTCTAGGGCACTGCGGGGGGACACTGATGTTCCCCCGCAAGTTTTAGAGGAATTCGCAGAAGACTGTAAGAATGCCACTGCCTCTCAGCTTACGCGGGAGAAACGAGAGTGGCGTCCTCGTATGTCTGGTCTTGGTCGCCCAATCTGTCAACAGATACTTGACAAGCAGGGCGTCGAGGAGTCGATGTCCTACAACACTCTTTTCAGATTCCTGTTTGGTGATATCACAGAGAGTATCATTATGCTGATCATGAAAGAGGCTGGTGTCGATGTGGTGGACTATCAGAAACAGGTCGAACTTGACTTAGACGGTATCCCTATCAGGGGAACCTTAGACGTTATCCTGCGGGATGAGACGGGCCAAAAGAAAGTCTGGGACATCAAGTCAGCAAGCGACTACGCATACAAGTCTAAGTTCACTGGTTTCGAGGGCTACGAAGGGATCAAGAAGGATGACCCCTTTGGCTACGTCATGCAGGGCTTCCTGTACGCAGAGGCGACAGGTCTACCGTTTGGCGGCTGGATTGTAGTGAACAAGTCGAGTGGTGAAGTGGCTGTTGTCGAAGTTCCGGATTGGTGTCAAGAAGACAAGAAGGAATACATCGAAGAGGCCAAGCGTCGTGTCAAAATATTGACAGACCCAAATGTCAAACCTTTGAAGCCTTTTCCCGATACGTTCGAGACTTACAAGCGTCAGGGGGAAGTGATCCGCACCGGAAACAAGGTCTTGGCAAAAGAGTGCAACCTGTGCGGCTATCGACATCACTGTTGGCCGGACGCGGAGATTCATCCGAAGGTCACATCTATGGCCAAGAATCCTCCGAAGGTTTGGTATACACGCTTGAAGAAGAAAGAATTGTAGGCTGATGCCGTACATATTTGTTCGAGATTACGCTAATGAGTTGTTCGAACTGAACGATGGCTTACACCACGTAATCATAGAATCTCACAAGAAAATAGGGGGAGAGCGTAAGCTTAATCGTATTCGCATGAGTGATCGTGCGCTTCCTCTCACTTTGCGTGAAGACTTTTCTGAGATGGGTTCCCTGACAGCAGAGACTGAGAAGCGGGACATACGCCTACTCGAAGAAGAGATTAGTAAAATCAGTGCAATGTCACAGTCCGGAGTTAATGTATGCGTTCCCTTGAGTCCCCTGACAAACGAGTTGGATTGCCTCGCAAGACTGTCCCCAAAGGTCGCGGGGTACGTGCTTCAAAGGCTAGGATCAATAGGAATGCGTCTTTGAGAAAGTCATCGGCAGGAAAGGCAGGGTTCCGGTCTAATTTTGAATTGGGCGTTGCTAGGTCATTGAAGAGACGTAATATCCCCTACGAGTACGAAAGTGTGAGGCTTACGTATATACCCAAGCCGCGTACCTATACGCCCGATTTTTATCTTCCGGATCAAAAGATGTTCATCGAAGTGAAAGGATACTTTGACAAGGGTGACAGAGTTAAGATGCAGCTAATCAAGGAACAGTATCCGGATCATGACATTCGCATAGTGTTCTTGAATGCAAAGAATAAGATATACAAGGGAAGCAAAACAACGTACGGTGCGTGGGCTGACCGACATGGCTTTAAGTGGGCGGAAGGTTCAATCCCAGAGGAGTGGTATAAGGATGAATGATAATACGGAAGACCTTGAAGAAGCTATCGAAAGAGCAAGCTTGCTTCCCAGTCGCTATTACATTGTGATACGAGATTCTGAAGAAGAAGAGGGCACTCTCAAAATGATTGCCTATGATACTACCAAGGAAGAAGAAGATGACGAGTATATCCCTGCAGGTATCGTTCTGCTTTCGGGTATTATGGAACTTATAGAGAATGATTTCGAAAGAGTCATGAATGCAGGGATGGCTCGAATATCTTTTCAAACAACTCAACAAGATATGCTAGAAGAGGTATGCAAAGAAGAAGCCACTGTCGA